CAATCAACATACCAACGTATATTTCTCTTTCCCATGGCAACATATTTTCAAGTTCTGTTAAACTATACTTATGATGTTGCATCATACCAAAGTTAGTTTTATAATAATTAAATAGACTATCGTGAGATAGTCCTATTCTAAAAAATCGGTGAGGCCCTCCAAAACTACCTCACTTTTCTTTTTAGTCTTTGGATTTAACACTTCAATTACATGACGTAACTTAGGTGCAGTTTGAAAAAATTCAGTAACTTTTTCAAATTGTGTACCAGAAAGACTATCTACAAAATCATCAACTTCTTTATCTGACATATCAATTCTACGATACACATCATCACCTTCATGTATTTCGCTTACACAGTTATTTATGACATGGAACAGAGTTTCCATTTCAGAAGCACCAGTTTTTAGTCCTTTTAGGTCAGATAAAATAGGATATCTAAAATGCATACTTACATCTTTTGTTAATTCAACAATATTTGTATGATCTTCTGTCATATTCACAGATATATCCTGTATATTTAGTTTTACAGGAACTTGTGTCTTACCATCATCTGGACATATGATACTAATTTCTGTTGTTTCTCCAACAGATTTTGCCCTTATCTGCAAGAACAGATATTCAACATCAAAAACTGGAGATAGACTTGCATCAATTTTTCCAAAGGTACAAGCAGAAACTAGATTAATCATAGCTTCCATCAGTTGAGTTTCATCTCCAGATTCTTGTGCCATCATTAATATTTTTTGTTCTTTAATTAAAAATGGTCTGTATTTAAGTTTTTCTCCAGTAGAGGGAAGTTCCAACTCATAGGTTGGATTATTGAGTTTTGGTAACGCCATAATATTTCATCCTTTATTATATTATAATCTGCGTAATACTGATGGTATTTGAGAAGTAATTTTTCTCGTTACAGTATTCACAGCACTTTCTGCAATTCTATCAAGTAGGGGTTTTGGTAAGTTTGCTTCGTCTGTTAAGTTCTTCCAATATCTGTAGGAAAACGTAGCATCTATAGTTAGATACTGATTATTAGATGCATAACCTAGAGCTTGAGCTCCTATAGTTTTGGGATATGCTTCGACAAGTTCTATACCATACACTCTATCATTTTGTTCATTTAATGTATGTATTTGTACTTTTCCAACGTAATCATCATAATAACCCATAGCCCAAGTCTGTGAGTTAAATGCAAGTTTCTGCCATACTTCTAAATACTTTTTTTCTTTCAAGTTAGTTGAACATTGAAAAGATGCTGTTATGTCTGCAAAACTATACCCAGATGCAATCTCTCTTTCTGGCCCATAGATGTTTGTATCTGGTGTAGTATCAATATTCCTACCAGGCATAGATATACTTTCACATTTAAGTCCAGTTGCACGAACAGTTCCATCACCTAACAACTCACCCATAATTTTTGTAAAAACATTAGTGTTACCAGATGCTGTTGTTCCTCTACTTCCAGTTGGTGGAAACAATGTAACCTCGTAACGATTTGCTTTTGCAATACCATCACGACTACGACCCATACCAAGTACTTCATTTAATGTACCATATGCAACTGCATCTATTAATCCACCGAATCCTGTTGGCATTATATCATACTCCTACTGTCTCTATACACATCTTGGATAGAACCTTTTTTCCATCTCGCAATTGGTAGTAAAGCTGCAACAGTAAATTCATCTGCATCTATTCTACGAAACTGTGTCTTTACTTGTCCAGAAAGGTATCTCTTGAGTGTTGGTTTAATTAATTTAATCGATTTAAGTTTACTATAATCAACTGCAAGTCTAGTGCTTTCATCAAACTTTGTATTATTACTATAGTCTACTAATTTATCTAACAACTGAAGTCTTATTGTCATAGGTAGATAGTGTAGATTAATACCTAGAAATCCATCTGAATATGGTTCTAGTGGTAATACTAAAGGAAACGAATCATAATAAGGTAATTTCTTTTTATGTTTTGGATCATAAAAGAACATATTCAAACGACCAAAGAAAGGATTGTTATTTCTCTTTCCATCTCGTATTAAGTCCATTGCACCTGGCTTACCAAATTCCTTAATCTTATCACGATACCATTGTGTAGACTTTGGTCTTCCTTTTGCAGCTGCAACAACTGATTGTATAAATTTACTCTGTGCCATACTTCTATTTATACTTTATATTTAAATGGTCTTCAGTAAAGACTTTAAATTCCATATCATTAAGTTCACAGAACTCATTTGCATATTTCCACTTGGCTTGATTGATTGTGTATGTCTTAACCTCATTCAACCATCTTTTAGTTCTACGTTTAGGATTTGTTGTTGGAGATACACATTGATACTTTGGTTTTACCTCTACTATAAACTTCTTAGTAGAACCATCCACTTGTTTGACTTTCATATAGAAGTCTGGAAAGTATCTGTGCATCTTACCATCCCAAGGCGATATGTAAGGTATGATGATTTCTTCTGAACCCCACTCAAGTATCTTATCGTTCATATCACAATAGACCATAAGTTTACGTTCCCAAAGTGAACGATATATCACTTTAGACGGATTACCCTTGTATTTTTTAGGGTTATTAGGAATGTATTTACCACGATATGCCATGTTAATCTTTATAAATAGAAGTTACAGGAGTATTTATACATGGCAATAGACTTTCTAAGAGGTGCAGCACAAGGTATTGCAAACAGAGCTTTGAAAAAAGTTGCTGGTAACTTGCCTGGATTATTAGGTTTTAATAAGGGTAGAGGTAGTAACAGTTCAGACACATCATCTCTTTCTGAAACTAAATTTACTACCAAGAATTATTCTTTCCCTCTTGATGTTGAAGCAGAACCAGGCCTGGGGAATCAAGGGCATTACATAATGTTCTTTATCAATCAACAACAAAATACAAAGTTAAAATTTGGTGACCCAGAAAAGAAAAATTATGCTGGTACAGTTGATTCAATTAAAGCACAACAAAAAATACCTAAATTTATCAAAAAACTACAATCAGATGGTAGTTATACTAAAGTTAAAAATGATACTGGGTTTATAACTCATGTCATAAGTGGTGGTCGCCCTAATGAAAGTAGATATGTCAAAGAGCCTATAAAAAGTAAAGGTTCTACTGTTACAGTTGACAGAAGACCTACAACTAGAATGGATACTGCAATCGCACTATTTATGCCTGCACAAATCCAAGTAAATTATGGTGCAAACTATACTGACTTTGAAATAGGTGCTGGTGCAGCTATTGGTGGTAATGCTGTGTCTGATGTTATGAACAATATGACATTAACAGGTCTTCAAAATGCAGCTTCAAAAGCAGCACCTCAAATAGGGGCTGAAATCATAGAAGGTGCTGGTAGGCTTGCAATGAAAGGTATAGGTGCGATAGGGCCAGGTATGACTAACTTAGAAAAAGTTTTTGATATGAAACGAGCATCAATAAAAGCACCTAGAATGGAACTTGCATTTGAGGGTATCAATAAGAGAGAGTTTAATTATACATTTAAAATGATGCCTAAAAATCAAGCAGAGGCCGATGAAATAAGAAGAATAATATTTGCATTTAAGTCTAATATGTTACCAGAGTTTGTTGATGGTAATAGAGCTGGTAGACGATTAACTGTACCAAACACATTTGATATATCGTATATGTACAATGGTACAGAGAATCCATATCTACATAAAATATCCACATGTGTTTGTACTTCTCTACAAGTTTCATATGGTGGAGATAGGTATAAAACTTTTGACTCTCAAGGTGATGGAGCTCCACCAGTTGATACTTCTATTTCACTTGGTTTTAAAGAATTAGAATTAATCACACGAGAGCGTGTACACGAAGGATTTTAATAATGTATTTCAAAAACTTTCCAGTAATACCATATGATTCCATAGGTAATGGTCAAATTAAATATGCAACTAATCTTTTAAGGAGAGTTGCAGTAAGACAAAAGGTAAAAACTAATGTTCTTTTGTACGATACTTATGATGTAAAACAAGGCGAAACTCCAGAGTCTATTGCAGATAAGTTATATGGTGATCCAGAACTACATTGGGTTGTGTTGTTGGTAAATGATATTACAGATAGGTATCATCAATGGCCTATGACATATGCACAGTTTTTACAATTTGTAAATGATAAGTATTCAAACCCAAATGGAGTACATCATTACGAAATTCCACAATCATCTGGAGATACAAAAAAAACTATAGAAGTATATGCAAATGCAGCTATACATGATAATGATGTAAGTTATTATCCAAATGCAACTATTATTACAAATATAACATATGAAGATAACAGACAAGACGAGTTGAGAAGAATTAGACTTCTTGACCCAAAATACATAGGTCAGTTTGTAGAAGAATATGAAAACTTAATGAAAGAATCAATTGTGTAATGGAACAAAAAATTCAATATGCTGGTGAGTTCTTTATTAAAGAACTTAAAATTCACACATCTTCTGGAAACATTATCGACTTCACAGAATCAGATAGTGTTTTAGGTATAGAAATATATGAAGATATTTTTTCTACATCTTTAACAGGAAGTTTAATATTAGTAGATGTTGATAACATATCAGAGAACGGCCCAGTTATTGGTCAAGAGTTTTTGACATTAAAGATTGGTACGCCTTCTTTAGGAGAATATGATATAAGTTTTACATTTAATATTCACAAAGTTTCTGCTAAATTAGATGTAAATAAAAATGCACAAGTTTTATCATTAAGTTTTATTACACCAGAGTTACTTAGAAATAATAGAACACGAGTTTCTAAATCTTACACAGAAACAATATCAAACATCATACAAGACGTTTTAAAAGACCCTAGATATATCAATACAAAGAAAAAGTTGTTCATTGAAGATACTGCTGGTATAAGAAAGGTAGTAAGTCCTAATTATCATCCATATAAATTCATTAGTAATCTTACAAATGAAGCTATTAGTAATAGTGGTTCACAAAATTTTGTGTTCTTTGAAAACATAAAAGGTATACATTTTAAAACCTTAGATCACATCATGCAGTCTGAAACAGTAGGAGATTATGCTATGGGTGATGTTGGAACAATAGATGGTAAAACTGGAGATAAAGGTAAAGCTGTTGATATAGAAAAAGATTTTAAAAAACCTATGGGTATGGGAATCATATCAAATAACGATATGTTACTAAACACAATGAGTGGAATGTTAGGTTCTAAAATAATCAAATATGATATATATAATAAGACATATGAAGTTAATCGTTATGGTTACTTTTCAGATTTTGAGGAAAACAAAACAATATCACCCAATCCAGTATATAACAATAACAGTATTGATGAATTTGGAAACAATGTAGGAATGTTTTCAGATGCAAGAATATTTTTGCAACCAACATCTATTTCTGGAACTGATGTGACTCAAACAAATGAAACATCAAGTTATTCATATGCACAAAACGGATTAACAAATAAATTATTACAGAGAAGAGCTAAAATTACAGAACTCAATAGTGGTATCAACATTGCATTAAAAGTAAATGGAAATACTACAATATCAATAGGTGAAACTATTAATATCAAATTGCCTGTTAGTGGAAGAGTCCATGAGGGTGGAGACTTTGATGCATACTATTCTGGAAAATACATAATCACTAAATTAAAGCATCAGTTTGATAATACAAATAAAAAACACATTATCGAAATGAATGCTGCAAAAGATTCAATAACAACAAAATTACCCAATAACTCTGAAGCCATAGAACCAAATACTGGTAGTGGTGAAACATACACAGTTGGGTAACATTAAGAGAAAGGAGACTCTATAGACTATATTATGATAATCATTTAAAATAGGAGGCATATATGCCAATGTTAAAAACCAAACTCAAATTAAAGAAAATGAACACCTTTATTAACAGAGATAGGACAATAGAA